TTCATATATCGTGAAAGTGTCAAGCAAGGAGAAATACATTCTTTGTTGCGCATCAACATTTTTTTCAAGGTATTCCTTTTCCGTTATCAATCCGGCATTATATTGCGCCTGTAAATACAATGCATCGTCAATCGCTTTTTGATTTAACTCACGGCTCGTTTTGTCGATATTTTTTAATCGTTCTTTTTCAAAAACCTGGTTTTTTAATTCATCGGTTATTTCTTTTTCTTTATCCTTCATTGCCTGCGTCGCTGCAAGCCGTCCTTCTGCATATGCCTCATAGTCTGATTTTAGTTTAGCCTGTTCAACCGCATGAGCTTTTATATTTTCTAATTGTTCTTTATATTCGCCGGTTACGACTTCGCTTGCAAGACCAAAATCTACAACCTGGTCAACCGTTAAATTCATTTGTTCTGCTATAGACTTCACCTGGTCGCTTACCGAATCAAAATTCTTTGTTCTATCATTTACAAATTTTAACGCATTATCAAGTTTTTTAGTTTCGAGCGTCGTCAATCCCATTTGCGTTTTAGCCAAGATAAACGCTTCCGCCGTGACGTTCCATCTATCGGCCTGCGCGACTAATTTTCGAAACTCTTCGGCAGTCAAACCTAACGATACCCTAAGCTCATTTAACGCAGTCAACGTTTCCGGAGTGACTTCACCGATATGACGCTGGGCTTTAACAAGGTTCTGCATTTCCTCTGCGGTGATGCCGAGCTGTTCCGCAAGGTCGCCGTATTCAAGTTTTACTTTTCGCAAGTCAACCGCATCAAGATGTTTTTTAAGCGCATACGCTCCCGCGCCAAGCGCAACAACTCCTGCGGTTACCGCAACGACAGGTAAAAACAATCCCGTCATCAATCCGCCGACTTGTATGATTGTTGGTATCAATGCTTTTAACGCGACGGATATCGCCAATACTGCCGGAACCACTAAGCCAAGGCCGACAGTCAATACTTTTAACGATGGCGGCATTTTGTTTATAAACGCAACAGCCTTCGTCAGTAAATCAACAATTCCCCGTATCGCGGGCGCGAATATTTGACTAAACCCTATCGCTGTTTCCTCTGAAGCGGACTTCAGCATGTCGATGCTTCCGGCAAGCGTATCATTTTGTCGCGCGTATGCCTCTGCCGCCGCGTTCGTTCCGGTAACCGCTTCGGTGTATTTCTCTATCTCTTCGCGTCCGCCTTGTATCAGTTTTATCATCGCGGGCCCGGCGCGGTCGCCGAATACCGCCATGATATCCCCTGCATCAGTAACGCGCCCATTTAACGTGCCGATAATATCCGCGAAGCTATTCGTCGCCGGATTAACTTCGTCGAACGAGACGCCGAGCGCGGCGAGCTTATCAATCGCCGGGCTTGTCGCATTCGATAAATCGGCGAGCGCGGACCGCAACGCGGTCCCGGCCATGGACGCCTCGAACCCGTTGTTGTATAAAATCTGCAACACGCCGGCCACGTCCTCTATGGTATAGCCGAAGGCGGAGGCAACCGGTCCGACATACCGTAAGGACGTGGCGAGCTTGTCCATAGTCGCCTGTGAGTTCGTAATCGCGGCCGTAAAAACATTTGCTACGCGGGTTGAATCTGAAGCGTCAAGACTAAACTGACTTATCGCAGAAGCAACCGCTTCCGATGTAAACGCGAGGTCTGACTGCGTGGCGCCCGCGAGTTCAAGAACGCCCTGTAACGCGGCCACTGATTGATTAGCGTTCATGCCCGCGGACGCGAGATAGTAAAGCGCGTCGGCAGCCTGTGACGCGGTGAACCTGGTTGTCTCGCCCATCTCCCGGGCGGCTGCCTCTATTTTTTCAAACTCTTCCGGTGTCGCCTTCGCAACTGACGCGACGTTCGCCATTGACTGCTCGAAGTCGGCGTATAACGATACCGCGCTTGTGACAAGTTTTTTTACCGCGAGTCCAATCACGGCGAAGGCTGCGACCGCGAGGAAAGACATTTCCTGTATAGGTTTTTTCGGCTTCTCGCTACTTTTAGCAATCTGGTCGAAAAGAGAATCAATTTGTTTTATATCCCCGGTGAGCTTATCCAGGCGGACGCGCACTTCGCTATAGATTGAACCGGCATCCACGCTCATTTTCTCTTATTCCTTTCACGCTCATCGGCAAGAATTATCCACGCCCGCCGGTTTATATCATCCCGCATAAACGCGGTGAATCTGCCCTCTATATGATCCGCCGGATTGTTTTTCCCACGTTCCGCGAGAATAGCGGCGTCAAGTAGCATTTTTTCCGTTACTAATTTTATATCGCTTTTTTCTATCCCGATTGAATAGCACATGACAAAAATAATAAAATCATCCGGCAATAATAAGTTGACGAACGCTTCAAGCGCTGCGATTTCCTCTTCAAGTTTTATACGTTCCGGCCCTTTCGGAGCTTTGCGCAGCATTTCCCTAAGCGACTGCAATTCTTTTTTCTTGTCATCAATTTTTGGATCGCTGCCGATGACCTTGAAAATCTCTTCATACGTCGGCGCGACAAGCGCGGCTTTGCATAGATTATGCTGCAATTCCGCATAGTCGTATATCTCTCGCATTGTCGGCTTTTTCATCGTAGCCTCGCGCCGCGCTTTGTCATGGAATGTTTCGATGAGTGAAAAATTACCGCAGGCAAGTATTTGCGCTTGTGTCAGCTCTCTTAATTTAACGGGAGTTTGTACACCGAAAAACGGCGCAAACACAATCGGGTATTGCGCCGTTTCGATGATATCAAGTGCGGTACGCTTCGGAGGAGTTGCTTTTTTCACCGTGCGCCTCCAGGCTACACGTTAAAAACGTCAAGCGCCTCGTATTCAACGACCGTAAGAACCTGCTTAAGCGTATCTCCCCAGAGCGTCCCGGCATCGTCTTTGTATGCGGTACCCTTGATGTTATAGGTCACGTTCGACCATTCGCGGGCATGGCTGCGGTCTCCGAGGGAAGTGGCCTTGCAATACCGATGCAGCTTCCGGACGTATTCGGCGAAATTCGCTTCCAGGTTCGAGCCTTCCTCGTACCTGTAGTAGAAGGTTTCAACGAAGAAATATTTCTTGTTGCTTTCGCTGGTCGGAGCTTCGTAAGTATCTTCGTCCTCGTCGTAGGTTCCGCCTTCCATGAGTTCTGCGATCTCGAAATCCTCTGCGGTATCGACAAGCACGCCGCTCCATCCCTTGCGGTAGCCGTCGGTAATAACCTCGTTATCACGCCCCCGGGAATCGGTCTGCGTTATGGTCTCCTCATCCTTCATGGTGGCGACTTCGGTGAACGATTGTCCGGTATCCAGTTTGTAAAACCGAATTCCGAGGCCCTGACCGAAGAGCGCAATCCGCGCCGCAAGGCCGTACAACTGATGATAATCGCCAGTCGCGAATAAACATCTTACGCGCCCGGTTACCGGCTCAAGGTCAAACGTCGCCCCGGTAATTGTCGCCGCGGTAAGCGCGTCCCGCATTTCGGCGGCCGTAACCGCGGCAGTGTCAACCGCGCCTGACAGGTCTACGTAATTCGTTTCTTCCGCGCCGTTATCGATTTTGCTGTAAATCGGAATCGCGTCAGACGAGTCAACGCCCGAGACATCGAACGGGCCAGCGCCGCCGATAAGATATCCTTTGCCCGCAAGGTCTACAGCCGTCAAAAGCGGAAGCGTCAAATCATCGTTAAGCGGCATGAACCGAACGAAGGCAAGCCCGAAAGCAAACCGTGCATCTGTTCTTAGTGACATAGTTCCCCTCCCAGAGCTCTATTCAAAAAATTATAGACGGCATTAAAAACCGCCTTCCCATGGAAATAGTTCCATCGTCATTAGAAATTATAATATCATCATAATCGTTTTCATTCAATATCTGTTGATAGTTTCCGTGGCGCGTGCCTGATTTAAAATCGTTAAGCAATTGCGAGAGCGTCGTAAAGACATAATCTTCCAAAAAAATATGTTGTCCTGGCAACATGTGAACATTTATTAAAAATGAGCGCCCGCGACCGAGGAAATCTTTTTCGGGCTTGACGACGATATACGGAGGCGCTGGAAGCGTCGACACGCCGAAGGCAACGACGTTTTTTATAGTTCCTGTTTTTAATTGTTCGATGATTTTAGTCAGCATATAGAGCCTGCACATCCCGTATAAATCGTCCGGCGTATCGTTGTATTACTGGTCGTAATGCCTGATGACGCCCGTCATTTGCGGTTTCAAGATAAAATCCATAATACACGCCGTGAAACATGCGGAACCCTACGACGGTAGAACTTTGAAAAGGCTGCGTTTGCATGCGGTTCATAGCGTCGTTTGATTGATTGTTCCAGTATTTATTCCCGGCCTGTTCGCCTTTAAAATACATAAGCGATTTAAGCGCGTATTCTCCGCCTATAGCAAATATCGCCGCCCGTCTGCGCTTCATAATTTCAGATATATTTTTCTTAACCTGCGGCACGCCTTCGGTGCTCATGACCCTTCCTTCCTCCGCTCGGCTGCTATAAGTTTTTCCGATAAAAAATGAATCGCGTCAATCGCCTCGAACGTCGTTAAAAATGGCTTTCCGAAGTGCGGATTTTCAATCATGACAATCGGCATTTCGACAATCTCCGGTTTATCCGGAGGCGTCGAACCGAACGCCGGCAGCTTAAATCCATCGCTCATGTCCCTGCCTCCTGCACGGTCTCCGCTTCCTGTAGCGGCGCCTGGTATCCGATTATCCCGCCGAATTGTTCGAGCGGGTCAACCAACCCTATCTTATATTCGCGCCCGTTATAATCAAACGTATCATCGGTAACAATGTCTTGATTATGCTCAATTAAGATATATCGCACAATATCGGAGGAAAATCCTGACGGCGCAGATTGCATAGTCGGCGGATGAACCAGGTCATGAGAGATGCGGCAACGCACGCTATGCGCTACCTGTTCGCCGAACGGGTCCGCTACAAATCCGCCCATGCCGTCGTCAACAAGAGGCTTGCGGTAAATAATAATAACGGACTTATTTGCATCGACAAGTTTTTTTATGCCTTTGCGCCCAAGTTCGAGTAGCCTTGATTTCACACGTTCCCTCCGGCAATCTCCGGCGCAACTGTCGCGCCCCATTTTCCCGTACTGTTACCATCGGCAACCGCAACGTCCTCTTGTTGCTGCGCAAGCAGGCCCCTATAAAAATCGTACATCTCTTTAAGCGACGTAAACTCAACCGCCTCGGAGCCGACTTCATTTTTTTTGACGAACATTTTCGCGCCGAGTAGTTTTATAATCGCCTTGAGCGCATAGACGATTGACTCAGCGTGCGTATAACTATCAAGCCATGCGCCGATACGCGCATCGGATAACAGGAGTTCAACCGGTTCATAATCCGCTGAGTCCGCTCCGTATACTGTATCCGTTGAAACATATGCGCCGGTATCCGCGAGACAATAGACTGTTTGATTTGCCGGTTGACTCGGAAGCGCCGCCGCGTTAGCGACGGAGACAATATCAATGCAATCCGCGGGGTCTGAAATCTCAAGGCGAAGCGCCTTTATTTGTGTGAAGGTAGCCATGCAGGAATTATAATTGACATTATATTATTTTTCAAGTAGATTATGCGTACACACCTTCGTCCGGTTCTCCTTCCGGACTCGCCCCCGCCAGGGGGCTTTTTTTTTTCTTGACAGATAAGAAACTCATGCTAAACTCAAGATAGAGGTGTGAAAAAATGAAAGAAACTAAGGTAATTCTTGAATATCTTCCTGATACTGTCTTTACAGTAGAAAGGCAGGATGCACTTACTTTGTCTGATTCTGCACATGCCGTTGTCTCATTTCAACATAACAATTCTCTTTATGCTGCACGAGTACCGGAATATATTGAAAACAATATATTGGATAAAAAAATAAACACGGTGCGTTTTTCAGATAGGGAATTGGTTATAGGCGCATTGTTTTCTTACTCAACTTTTATAAACCTAAAAAAACCCGCCTCTTTCAAGGCGGGCTAATGTTCATGAAATTACCGATTAGGTATTTTCATCCTCTTCCGGAAGCGTGATTTTTACAATCGCGCCGTACCCGGCTGCGAGAGAAGTATCCGGATAAGACGAACCGAAGAAGTCTTCACTCCATCGTCCGCCGCACGCATACCATGCCCTTTCCTCGGTGGAGAGGGTCAGCACGGAACCGCGCCCGGTCTCCATGGTAAGAGGCCGTTTGGTGAGAATCCAGAAATACTCGCGGGGAACGAAGATGTACGCCTCGCCTACGGCAACGCCGGGGAAGTCAAGTGAATCTTTTCCCCAGCCGAAGCCGTCCGTTATACCGCGGTCGTATTCGATTATTTCCGCAATGGGCAGGCTCTGGCGATTGTGTCCCCTGGTACCGGCCGCTCCGTTTATGTCCAACTGACCACGAAGTACGCGCTCGATGTCCCAGGTGTTCGCGCTGTTGCAAAGCAGGGTAATAGACGGTATGGCGATAGGCCGATGGGTGCGCGGGTCAAGCAGGGCGCGAAGCTTCTTGATTGCCAGGCGGATGGTGTCATACATGTTCTCTTCGTATGTCTGGTTGACGTTCACGACCGCCGCCTGGGTCTGACCGACAACGTAGTTCGCCGCGACAATCTGTCCGATGGTAAGCGCGTTCCGTGCATCAGTATACGCGTCCGCGACCGCTTCGTTGACTTTCTGCATGGAATGCAGCGTGTTGAACAGCATGTTCTTGAGGCTGTCCTTCCACCCGATACCGGCGATACTCAGTGGAGTCGTTTCAACTTCACCGAGGTACTGCTCGATGAGCGGGACGGTATCGTTCGCGCCCGAGATGATGTTGAACTTCCCGCGATACTTGTATATCTCTCGGAGATTCACATCCTCGGCGAACGCGAAGTTCGTTATCTCGGTTGCGATTCTGTCGGTCAGGTCTCCCGCTTCCTGGGCGCGCCTGGTGATGTCGATGAAAACCTGCGAAACAAGGGCAGCGAGTTCCGCCGCGCTCGGCGCCTGGGCCGCGTTCTTGACGCGATACTGCAATCTGCCGATTTCATCCCATGTCTCGTGATACAGCTTCGAGTCCTTGTAGTTGACGTTCCCCATTTCGACTACCATCTTTTCAGCGGCATCGAGTTTTCCGGTCTGCGCATTCCTGACCTGGAGGTCAATGAATTTCGGCTCTACATCGGCAAGATTCTGTTTCGCACTGCCGGAAAAAATCTGTACCGTGTTTGCCTTCTGGTTTTTAACCCTGCTTTCAAGCAAGGCTTCTCTGTTCATTACTTTTACGGGCATTTGTTTCCTCCTTGCCTTTAGCTCGTTATCTCTTCGACCCAGCGTCTTTTCGTGAACCTGATAACTCCGTTGGAGTTCAGCACGTTAACGAGCTGGCCGACGTTGTAATATCCGACCGTAGGAGTGTCGGAAAAATTGCCGCTTACCGGGTCCCAGTAGACCGCCTGATTCGGCGTCGCGAAAGTCCCTTCTCCGGCTACGAACGAATCGGCCTGGCAGATTATGCCGTCCTCATCGTGTACTCCGCCGCGTGCATTTTCGGCTATCGCTTCGTCTGCAACGAATGCGATGTTACCGAGTACGCCGAATTCGTACTGTGCAAGGTCAGCCCCGCTATTGTTGATAAGGCGGATATGACCTTCGGTTCTGTTTTCGTTTTCGATATATACCGTTGCCATGTGTATAGTTCCCCTCCCAGGGACTTAACCCTTTATCGTGATAACGGACTTCTTGCCCGTATCGGTTCCACCCTGTTCCTTGATTCCGGTCAACAGGTTCGCGTCGCTGTTCGCGTCCGCGAGTTCGGCGGCGAGTTTTACGGCTACCGCGTCGGTTTTCAAGTTCTCGATTTTTTTATCGAGTTCCTCGCCGCTTGCGCCTTTAAGCTTATCTTCCGCGTAGTTCCGTAGAAGATTCGGCTTTTCTTTCGTCCCGGGAGCGCCGTATTTTTCGGTCAGCAGGGCGTTGAAAACCGCTTCATCGTTTTTCACGATCTGCGCTTTCATCGTGTCCAGTTCCTTAACCGGATCTTTTATGCCCTTCTCCGAAAGTTCCTTGATAGTGTTAAGAGCCTTTACATGCTCTTCGGTTATCAGCCTGTCCTTAAGCCCCATCGATTCGGCGATTGCGGGAAGCGTGATTTCGCCATTCTCTTTCAGGGCATTCAGGTGTTTCAATACCTCTTCTTTCGTCATGCTCTTCTCCCCTTGTAATTTATTTTTTACGCCAACGGCGTTTCTTTTAAAATTAGTGACTTGCTTCATGGCGCCACAATTATATTCTACGGCATCTGACCTTTCCCCTCGAATACTTTCAACTATTCTTATCTTTGTACTTCCATCCTGATTTTGCTCTACAATTTCTTTCGGATATGTTACCAGGCTATAATGCACCATATCTGACTTGTTTTCAAGAATGAAAATATCATTATTTCCAGATGCGCCTTTGGGCGGAATATAATATTTAAAAAAAACTTTACCAGTTCCATTTCCGTTTTTTTCAAGCATTCCACCTATCATTATAAAATCGGTTTGCGAACGTTCGCCGAAAAAAATATTATGCCCGTCCCTTGAACCGGGTATAGGCCTATCCTTCATTTTTCCTACAAATGATTCAAAAAAAGATTCCTCATAAATTAACCCATTTGCCCGTATGGGATATTCAATCATCTGTAATTTATAATAAGGATTGGCGTCACCCTCTTGCCATTTTTGTAAAACATTTTCTGGAACAAGCGTAGGGATATCATTCGCGGCTATATTTAATTTGCTCGGTATTTCGGCATCACGGAAGTTAAATCGCCTTAATATTATTTTCTTCGTCTTCATGGACATATATTATTGTTTAAAAAAAACATATTGTCAAGAACGTTTCTTTATATGTTCTATAATAGGATTCGGATCAATGGATAAAGACGATGCTATTCTTTTTAAAATTTCTTCCCAATTTTTTACTAAGCGATTCCCTTTTTTTATATTTAAAATCGGATCAAGCGGTTGCATGTTTAAATAATGCCAAGCTATTTTTAGATGATTTGTGTTTTTTGCATCAAATTTTGATAATGGCAATATGTGGTCTATATGGTGAATATTCGGATCATATCCATTATTTTTCAAATAGGTTATTGCTGTTTTCCTCGAATATCCTATCAGTTCCTCCATGCAGGCGGGCTTTTTTGCATGTTGCTTTTTTATCCATTGCGAGAATGCTTTTCTCATAGTGATTTCAATTCGATATATTTCATCCTCATTTATTCTTTTTTTTTGCTGTTCCTTTATATGTTCTTTATTATTTTTTCTCCAATTCTTATCAGATTCTTTTTTTAATTCAGTATTTTCATTTCTCCAATTATCATAACAATCCTTATGAGCTTCCATGTATTTTTTACAAGTTCTTTTCCTTTGTTCTTTATGTTTTTTTGCATATTCCAATGAACGTTTATTATTACATTCTTTACACCAAAAATATAATCCGTCTGTTTTATTCCTTTTATTAGGTCCAAATTCAGTTGTAGATTTCAATATGCCACATTTTGTACATCGTTTCTTATTTGCTTTCTGGTATGCGTTTAATATTTCGCTTAATATTTTTATTCTTTCAGGCTTGTTTTTGTATCGTATTTCTTTTCTTCTTTCTTGAATATTGCTATAATTTTTTTCTGTATATTCTATTTGATTAATCAAGGCGCAAAATTTACAATCTATACGCAGTCCATCTTTTGAATAAGCACTTTTATAATATTGAGATAGCTTCCTAAGTTCTCCACACCTGCTGCATTTCTTCAATCCATCTGGATACTTAACTTTTCTATATTCTAATTTTTTATCAATTGATTCCGAAGCAGTCTTTAATCTTGATTTTGCCCAGGCTTTTTTATAACTATCTGGATGTAATTTTCTTCTTTCTTTTTCCTCTCTGTTTCTACATTCCTTGCATAAAGAAACATGTCCATCTTTTGATGCTTCTCTCTTTGAAAAACATCCATACTCTTTTATAATTCCACACCTGATACATTGCTTCATGTCGATACTATACAGCATCGTTTTATTTTAATCAAGCATTTTTATATTCTCCATGATACCATTTGTCAAGATAATCCACCGGCTCGCCGTTTGTCCAGCGCTTTAAATCGGCGTGAAATTGTTTTGAGTCTCGGAGGATTGGGCGAATATCACAACGGCAATTGCTATGGGGATAGCCTGGTATTTCCTCATGTTTATACGGTCCGTTTTTTGCAAGTTCTGGGCATGCGCAATCCCAATGCTGGCGCCCTCCCTCCATTACCCAGTCATACAATCCGCTGCACGCCGGGCACGCGTGACCCTGAGCGGCAGCGGCGTCCTGCAATGACATATACAATTCAGACCGCACAAGGCGAAGAGCGCGATAGTCAACCTTATTGCCGATGCGCTTCATAAATTCTTTTGTAGGCCGCGTCAAATTAGGACCGTATCTGCTCGCGAGTTTTCTTTTTCCGTCCGCCGTATAAACCTGTATATCCTTTGCAATCTGTATGCTGCTCCTGCCCATGGCGATACCGGATGAAATAACATCTTTAATTTGTTTTTGATAATATTCTCCCGCCTGCCAACACGACTCTGAAAACGTATAGCCGTTCTGATATATTCGATTTACAACCGAGCGTATGACTCTATCATTTACGCCAATAAACATATTTTGTATGCCGATATGCGTTATAAGATTTTCGGCGCCAACAGCCGTAACAGCGTCAAATAAATATTCCTCTTGTATTTTAGCGGTTATATCTATCGCCGTTCTTGATGATTGTGGGACAACATTATATAATTGATTCGATATATCGGTAGCAGCCGCGGCCAACTGCCTGTTGACCTGCTCCCATGCCGCTATCGTTAAATCGGCTTTCCCGGCGCGCTCCGCATCCTTTATAATTTCGGCTACCCGCTTACTTGCGTTTGTATAGGTTCGCTTAAGCCGGATCATGGTCGAACGTGTTATATTCGGATACGTCTTTCGGGCGCTCCGGTAAGCCGCCTCATACTCCGCTTTCGTCATCTATTGTTTCTTCAGCCGGCGTCGTTTCATCGTTCTCGTCGCCTTGCAAATCCATAACCGTTGAATAATCAGCGTCGCGCCACTGTTTGAACGCGGCCATACGGGAAATCTCTTTGACAAACTCTTCACAATCTTCTTCGGTCGCCTTCGGATACCAGATTTTCCAAATGTTGTGTAATTGTTTTTTCGTAAATGCGGCAGCGTTTGAAAGCGCCGCAATACCTTCCGCGAAGTTTTTGAATATCGTTGACCGCACTTCGTCGGATACCGCATCCAGCTCATCCCAGGTCACTTCTATTTCGGGTTCTTTGCGCTCCATACGTGTTATGTTCAGCAACTGCAACGATGCCTGGAATAATTTTTTATACGGCTCTTTTTTCTGGTCCTGTTTGTCATGCACGTATTTATGCAGCGTCGCCATGGACTCCTCGACGGAAGCCCGGTTGCCCTCTGTTTTCAATCCCCATACTATTTCAGGGCAGGCGGACGCCTCAACGATTTTACGAAATATCTGTTTTAGTTTTTCCACATAAGCGTCATGCGCCCGCTCGGGAAATGCGAACGATATTTTTTCTTTGTCGTACAGGTTCATTATCAAATCGATGGTTGAAATATTTATATCCGCAATCGTCGCATATCCGTTGTTTTCAAGCCATTCCTTGACGTTCTGAACTTCCATCACCATTTTGACTTTGAACTTTGCCAGGAAATCAGACCACGCTAAATCAACGTCATGATAATTTTTTAAATCGCTTATAATACGCTCATAATCCGAATGCCCGCGGACCGTATCGCCGTCGCGGTTATTCGCAAACGGTATCGGTATCATGCCGATAGGATTTCGCATGGTTTTATCGGCGACGTTCGTCGGCAATATGCCTTTGCCTACTGTCCATTTAACATCTATTTGCTGCGCTGTAAATGTTCGTATCCGGCGGACGTTCGCGGTCTGGTTATATCCTATTGATAATGTCAGTTCTTCATCGGTAATTATTTTTATGATATCCCCGGTGTCAATGTCCCGGATAATATCGGATACCGCATGGTCCGGAATCATTTCCCATAGCAGCCGCATTTTTTTTTGGTCGTAATGCGGAAATATCCAGACGGTGCCTTCCCGATGACATTGCGTATGTATTTGCTGCATCTGCAAGGCAAATTTTAAAAGCAGTTCGTCCAGTATTACCTGTGTCTGCTCATCCTCCGATGTTACCGTCGGCAACCCCATGAACCAGACCGGAACCGCGATAGGCGCAAACGCGAGACCGCCTGCGAGCTTGAAACCGGGATAGGTATTGTGATACAGCCCATACGTCAGTTCCCAATTTGCGTTATAGTTGTCGGTCCAGTCAATCGAGGCGGGATGCCGCGCCGGCTGCTTTGTCGGGTCGCTCTGTTGCATAACTGATTTCGTTTTGAACCAGTTTGATAAAAAACTCATGGTTACCTCGTTTGTTTAAACCGTTCGTTCGATGCTATAATCTGCTTAATGAGCATCGGATCATATCCCGCGTTTTCGGCAAACGCAACAAGAGCAGGAACGTCTTTGTCCAGGCATATCGTCTCATAATACGGTTGGTCCTCATAGACAAACGTATGGCTTCTATTCATGCGCGGGTCCATCAACCACAATTCCCGGACGATATTATAATCGGCGCCGACTCGTTTGCAGATACGATATATCTCATTACAAAACGTTACCCGCATAGCAAGAGCCGCGTTCTCCATGTACTTCGCCATTTCAGCGTCAAGAGCGGATGCCATGATGATTTTAGTATTCGAGTGCATAACTTTTTTAAACGCCTCGGCTACTTTGTCACGAGCCTGCGGAAGCCCGCCTAAAATAATGAAATCATAATGAACGCCGTTCGCGTGAATAGTTTCCCCGTAATATTCCGGACAGAATACGACTCGCTCGTTTAATTCGCGGATAAAATAATCCGTTGTTCCCGGCGGAATCGTAGACCGGATACAAAAAACATCAACGTTGTTATGCTCGATTAAAACCTGTTCGACAATCTGAAAATTGCATGAGCCGTCTTTATTCATCGGCGTCGGCACGCAGACGAAGGCAACGTCATACTTTTTTTCTCGGTCCGATAATTTGCCTTTTGCCGGGTCGTGAATATCCGCAGCGGGGAAAACTTTCTGCATGTTGTGGCCGACGATACCGTAGCCGATAATTAATATATTCATTTCACCCTCACAAACCATGTCCGATTAACATCTAATTTGACGGATTTAAAAACCTCGTCAACCGCTTTTTTTACGCCTGGCAGCTTAGGATGCTGATAATCATGGCCCGATAAAAACCCGCCAGGCTTAATTTTCGGAAGCCATAATTGTATGTCCTTGCTTACGCCCTCATAGCTATGGTCTCCGTCGATGAATACGAAATCAAGAGACTTGTCCTCGATGGTTTTAGCTACCGTCTCAGAATATTCCCTATGAATAACCGCGCGTTTCCCGGCAAACGCGACGCTACGCAAGGCTTTTTTGTAATGTGCCTCATGTTCTTCTGCTGATTTCTGTGCATTTGTATCATTTTCTTTTGCATAGGATGAATCAGGAGGAGGAACACACCACGGATCAATCATGTGAAGAACAAGTTTCGGACTATTCTTTAACAATTGACAGGAAGTCTTTCCTTTTTCAACGCCTATTTCGGCTCCAATAAGCGGACATCCTTTCGGCAGTCGTTCTATAATCGCCTCCCAGCGTTTTACTTTGTGCATAACCCCTCCACTATTTTGTTAAAAATAGATATCCATGATTCTATGCATATAATTGTATTTTTAGCTAAAAGCATATTTTCCTTTTCTTTGTTGTAAAAAGAAAATGGTTTGTCATTAAAATTTAAACTCATAGCAGCCCAATCACATAGCATTTCTATTATATATTCAAATGGCATTTCCAAGGCCATCAATTTTCCTTTTTCATGCATAATCCAATATTGCCAGTGGTGCGGATTATTTTTTTGATGATGATTCCATGAATAATTAAATTGATTTTTGTTTTTTTCTTTTTCATTGATTGGGAAAAAATATTGCCTATATCCTTCAAATTCTTCTACGGAATATTTTGATTCATCATGGCGTCCGATAAGTGCAGTTATTTTATGAAACATGAAATCATCGATCCAAAATTCATTTATTAAATGCTTTTGTATTGATACCCATACTTGTTTCACATTTTCGATATGGTTTTTTATATATTTTTTGTATCTTGATTCTTCTTTCATCTTTTCCTTTTCTCCCTCACATCCGGTAATTTTCTCCCGATAATTTTCTCCAGTTCTCCCGGCCCGTTCTTCAAAAAATCCTCGAACCAGATAACAGGGATATCAAGAGAATCAATTATATCGTCGTATACTTTTTTAACGGCGAATATTCGTTCCGCAGATGATTTATTGTATTTTTTCTTGCCCCGCGTATAATGCGAGAGCACACCTTCAGGCGTTCGCTTGCAGCCGATTGCGATATGGTCTTTCGGCAGGTAAAACTTCCAGTCTTCATATACCAGCGTCAGATAGGGGAACTTGAATCCCCAGTCTTTTGAGCACCTTGAACGGAAGTCAATATATTCTTTTAATTTTGTCGGATCAAAATCAATGTCGGTCGGCAAAAATAAAGACTTCTTTTTTTTAATTCCGAATGAACCCATTATCAGCTTGCAGCCTTCGGGATTCTCATATGGGCACGCGGGATAACTTCCCGTGCATCCGGGCATCATGTCGATTCCGGCCTCGTGAAGCGTTCTCGCTACAAGCGTCGTACCCGATTTTGAAAAGCCAAGAACCATAATTACCATTATTCCATCCTCGCGCACACGCGCGTGCTCTTGTTTCTGGTTGATATTATAACAATATCTTTCGTTATTGTCTTTAGAGCGGCAATGCCCGTTGTCCCTTGCCGAATATCCATGATTATCATGCCTGTTTTTGACAGGCATCCTTGAACCTGCTTTAAATATGTTTCAACCGGGTAATGATATCCCCACGATAAAAGCGAAATCACAAGGTCGATATTTTTTATCTCCGGGAAACCACCGTGCACATCAATCAACTGATATTTATAAATCCCGTTTCCGTCCATAAGCCCTACGGTCGCCGAAAAATCATTATAGAAGGATTCGCCGCGGTCAAACCCGTAAATAGGTTTTTCGCTTTGTTTGGAATTGTCAAGTAAATATAGCAATGGAGCGCCATATCGCCTTGACAGTAATACATCTATCCCGCCGATTCCACAGCCGATATCAAGAATTGACTCGCATTTTTCAGGGAGATATTTTTTCATCTCGTTGTATTCATATTTCATTTCAAGTATAAAATCCCGTATAGGTTCAGCGTATCCCGTCCTTTGTTTTTTAATCCATGGAATACAATTTTCAGGAACTATCATATTTTCCTCCGCGTTCTGTGTATCATTCTATCAAAATTATCGTCCCATTTAAACGGCTCATCGTTTTGTTTTTCAAAATCAATACAAAAAATCGTAAGCCTATTCCGTTCAAGTAAAAATGATTTATTTATTTTATAATTATTGACACTCGCAAGCAGGGAAAAAAATCTACGCTCATAGCGCCATAGACCATGCTTACAATTGATACTCATCGTAAGCGGCAACCAGTGCACCATGCGATATTCCGATAGATTGTGAATATTGCGGAATACCGCCTTCTGGTTTGTCACATGCTCGGTAACGCCGATATTCGTTACCATGTCATACGGCGGAAGATTCAACGGCGTGGTAAGGTCAAGCGGTACCGCGCCATCGCGCCCGTTTAAATCTATTGACATATAAATAATATTTTTTTCTTTGTAATACTCTCGATATGGAGTCCCGTATGTATTTTTATTCCCGAGTTCATACATCGTCTTAAAATCGAACGGCTCCATTAACTGGATAACCTCATCGGGAATTATCATTTTAAATACGCCCTCCATTTCTCCGCTATCGCGCTTAAATATTCATGGCCTTCCGGCGGCCTCTTTCCCTTGACGGCGACCTGGCGAAGCTTTGACTTTATGTGTATAACCCGCGTCGTTTTATCTATCCGCGCCCATTGCCCCTGGCAGGCATTCCATTCAAGGCATTGCAGTTCGATAATTTTAGCCGTCGTATTTTCTTCTATCGTCCGCGCCAGGGCTGCCTGGTCAATGCCCGCATACTTGCCGATGTATAATATTTCCTTATCGAAATTATTCATAAAATACCGATTATTTTTCATCCATTCCCGCATGAACTTTTTCGCCTCTGCCGTCGGCTTAAAAAACCATATCCCGGTATTGTATTTATATTTTAATTCCCGCACGGTAACGGCAAGGTCAAAGTCCATTTTAAACACGTCATCAATGCGCCGGACAAACATCAAGTCAATATCGCAGACGGCAAGATTTTCATTTGTCGCTAAACAATATTTTCCCGTCGCCTCGAACGCGAAGGACATATCCATTTTTATTGATATGTTTTCCGGCTGCGCCATGTTTAATATTTTAACGGGGATATCCGGCATTATGCGAGCGGCGGACCGCTTAAAAACTTTTAGCAATTTCGTATATCTGTTTTTTCTGTCGAAGTACGCGGCGATGATTTTCACTTCGGTACCTCTTTAATCTCGCGCCCGCCCATGCATTTTATATATCTCATACCGGGCTTCATTTTAACCTGCCGCATCGTTATCGGCATCGCCTTGTTTATCTTGCCTGTTTTCTTAAGCACTTCAATCTGCTTCGGCTGCTCACCTCGTTTTTCCATAACTCGATTTCTCATATCGTACCATGCTTTCATGACGATTGCGTACCTGTGCTGCACAGGCTGGCTCATAAGGACCAGTCGCCGGAGGCCGGATTTATAATGGACGAACACGGTCTTATTGTCTACGTGCTGCCAATCGCAGTCAACCGCGTTCCATTCCCGCGTCTTGTATTCATGCAGTTTTAACTTTAATTTGTTTTGTAAATAATAATCGTTATATAAGCAACCATATGCCGATTGATTCATACCCGCATATTTCTGTCTCCATTTTTGATGTAGTTTGTTATCTTTTAACATTTCTTTGTTTATTGAATACCAAAGATTAAAAAATTCTATTGCTGCTTTAGTAGGCCGCGCCATCACAATCCCGCCGTTCATCGGGATACGATGCGTAATGGTACGGTTCGTAATAGCCACATCAAAATCAATATCAAATGCGTGCTCTGCTGATCTTAAGGCCATCATATCACAATCAGAAAATATAATTGGTTCCGTAGCTTCTCTTAATACGTCTCTCCATATTCTTAATTTCACTGTATTATATCCGAAATTCCATGGTTTTCCCGGCACGCGATCGGGTGGTTCAATTCTGATGTCTTCAAATTTTACATTTGGCATATGTATTAAACAAGATTCCTTATAAACATCCCGCAGCAGGGCGAAGTCCATAAACCAAGAATAATTGAATTGCACGGTGACGATTTTCATGCCGTTCATCTTACCCCTGTGTTTCAGTTTATGCAAGCCGATAAAAACGAAAAGCCGCGCTGTTAACGCGGCTTGTATTTATTTGGTTTTATCTGCGGTTAGACGTATCCCGCATAAAGCTGGTTCCTCCCGGCCTGCTGGTCTGTAAAGTATTTTCCGGTTCCGTCGGAATTAAAATAATTTGTAGTACGCTCCGTACCGCAGGAGTTTGCCATCATCATTATGCACGGTTCCGCCGCTTTAATAGGTACGACCGCGAACGCGGCCACTATTTCGCAGCCAAGGCCGACGGCTGTTACTTCCTCCTGTACGGTGGTCTTGATTTCTGACAAAACTTGCGGGACCTCGTAGACCCCTGCTGCGACCGGCATAGCTATCAGCAAACATACCAGTAACAGCATGAGAAAACCGGATTTCTTCATGTTTTGCTCCTTGTAAAAAGATATATTTCCATGCCTTATTGTATCATGTTTTCGGCGGTTGTCAAGATAATTTTCGTCTTTCCGCAAGTGCTTTGCGGTTGGCATCGTCAATTACAAGGTTCATTCCCTGATAGAATGTAAGTAATAGTGCATCCCCTTTATCCGGCGATCTCATATATCGTTTTTTAAATTCTTTCTTTGATTCAATTACCCGGCGTCCTGGCGTATCATATGTATAAAGCCGCTGCGATAGGTCGCTCATCAATTCAATATCGTCCGGTATGTCTATGTACGGCAATACTTCTAAAAAATTAAACCACATTTCACTTACAATATTCGGATATTTATCTTTATCATTTGCCGAGGATGAAAAATTGATAGGAATTACGTTTAATCCTAATCGCCTTAGATTGTCCCGCGTTGACGTTCCTATTCCGGTAACATCAACCTTAATCGGTATATTTGGACGGCCTTGTATCATATGTGAAATTTCATTTGCAATATATTCGCCGTCCATTTTTCTAAGTTCTTTATGTCCGATTATTTTATGACCTTTTCTATGATATATTTCCGTTTTATCATCGCCAAAGTCGGCAGGGTCGCAACCAACTTCTTCCGCTCCTTCCGGGTCAATAATATTTCTATCCATGGCATGACGGATTAAATAGCGAGGAAGCGCGGCGTTTTGCAATTGTGACCGGGGCTTTCCGCCATAAACATGCTCCCATAAATCCGGGTCAACCTGTCGCATTTTATCGGACAATTTCTGCATGTTTTCATTCCACCATGGATTGTCTTGTCCCTCCGGCAAACACTCAACAAATAAAGCATACGGATCGCCGCTATACATATTCCAAACTTTAATTGTTACAGGGTCAACTTCTGACTCCTGGTTATACACAAAATATAATTTAGCCCCAAGAGTACGAAACAGAGTAGGCATCAAATAATCCCATGATTCATTTGATATTGGCGCGGCTTCCTCAATTAAAAACCGTGTAAAGCCTTCAAGTCCCTTTATGTTTCTACTCGCTCGCAGGTCTTTCAATCCTCTAAAAATAAAATGACTTCCGGCTGGAGATTCAATGTATTCTTTCGTGAATTTCCATTTAGGATATTTTAATCGGTCAACCGTTTTTTCAATAAGTTCATAAACCGATTCTTCAAGGGTTTCATGTATTTCACGCAAGCAGGCTATGCGATGTTCGTAGACATGCGCTTCTTGAATAAGTAGAGAAGTAACCCCCCACGATTTTGCGCCCGCGCCTCTTCCACCTCGGACGCCTTTTATAATGACATCATCGTGACAATTCCCGCCGATACATGCATCACGGAAAACTTCTATTTTATTAGAAACTTTCTCCCGGTATTTCTGCTCCATTAGTTCCCATAATTCAATGCTCTCATTTTCCGTTAGTTTCATTCATCTTCCTAAGCAATTCGGCTATTCGTTCGTTGCGTTCTTTCGCGGTTTTAAACGTAATTGAATTTGCCTCTTCTTCAGTCGGCGGATGCTCGCTTAATATGGCGAGATATTTTCCCATGAGTTCAAGGGCTTTGTTTTTATCTGCTGCTTTAATTTTTATATTTGTTCCGTTTGCGGTATCCGATTGCGATACCTCCTGGATAGCTAAAGCAGTAATGTCATCGAGTTCATCCGATGGTTTTAAATTAACGGAATTACCTTTCCAAGTGGCAGCTTTCCGCAAATCGAATGTCATTATACCTTTTACCTGTTTTAACCATTCGTATGTCAGTTTTTCAGTGTCGTTTAAAACTTCTTTTATTCTTTTCGATACCTCTTCTTTGATGTAGACTTTAGTCAGGTTTTCATAGCCGATACGCCGGGCGGTTTTAGGAGAATATCCGGCGGCAATGGCGGCCTGTGTTGCGTTGCATCCAGTTTCTATATATTTTTCACAGAATATTTTTTGTTTAAGCGTCATCTTATGCATAGTTATAAAATACACCTTGTATCGGCATTTATGCAATATCCCTGGCTATCAACTATATAAACATTTTATTATATATGACGTTTCCAAAATCTACTCACCATGAGTAAATTAGTAAGGAATATTTTAAAAAAATATTTCCATATATTATATGTAATTAAAAACCGGTTTTATTTATTTATGTATTTCATGTGAGCAACTATGATAATTTTAACTTTTCTTGTGAGAAATTATTTCTTACCGCATAATGAATTACGCATTCTTGCTACATCTACACAGAAAAAAACCTGATATACTTAGAGGTAGAGAGAAATTTATAAAAATTCCGGTAATTAATAAAAAAACAGGCTCAGCCAACCAAAATGACTTATTTTCTGAGCAAAGATGTAAATGTCATATAGCAATAAATATATTCAATTATTATTTATTATTATATATGTATTTATATATTGTATATTCAACTAAAAATCTACTCAATTCTTGCTCAAAAGTACCCGATTTTTACAACATCTGCACAACGAAATATGTAAAATAAAATATTAAATATTTCATAAAAATACTTGATTAAATAATTGCTTTTTTGTATACTTATTTAAGAGGAGGTTTTAAATGCGAGATATTATTAATTTACAGATTATTGGCGGCAAGAAATACAAAAAAATTATCGAAATTGCCGCACTGTATTCTGGTTACGGAATCGGCGGATTCGTGCGAAATTGTATTGACCATGCAATAATAAATCAACACGGCATTGATATTTCTGAAGTCGAATACAAAAAACAGCGAACAAAAAAACCGATTTATAAATCGGCAAAGGAAATTATTATGGAGGTTATAAAAGAAAATGACGAAAAAACAGTATGAAAAAGAAAGCTGGGAGATGTTCGAAAATTGGTTAGTAGAAAAATAAACGCTATTTATTTCATCCGTCAAATATGGTGGAAATAAAAAACATTATGTTTTTATCCTGGGAATGGGGGAGACAGCAACAAAAAATCATTGACAACTCGACGGAGGGGTGATATAATATCCTCACTATGATGTCGTGGAAGACACTAAAAAAAATAACCCTCGAACCTGCCGTATCTTGTTTCCACGACATCGACGGCGGGGGAGAGGGTTTTTTTATTGAGGGGGAAGGATGAATGATATTACGCCACGACTTGACAACCTGCCTGACAAAATTGAAGACCTTGCGAAATTTGTAATTTATAACGCTGTACGCTTAAAAAGCATTATGGCCGGGCTTGCGGCTATCCCGCGGGCGAATCTCCCGGCGGAACAATTCGCGCTTATCAAAGAGCAGGCCCGCAATATCCAGGAAGAGCAGCTTGATGCCGAAGTGAAGATAGGGGAGTATTTCAGAGGGCTGGAGAAGGCGCAGCCGGGACCGAAAGCGGAATTAAGTCCACCGAGCGGACGTAATTCTAAAACCGAAGTCATACAGAACCTTGGCTTCAGCAAGCAACAGGCCGCACGCATGGAGACGCTGGCGGAGAATAAACCCATTGTCGAACAGATAAAAGCCGAGGCAAGGGAGAACGACGATGTGCCGACAAGAACGGCGGTGCTGAAAGAGATAAAAATAAAAAAGCATGAAATAAAAACAGAAACCCGTAACAAGCCGGAACCTATAGCGAAACCTAAAAAATATAAAATTGAATTAGGCCAATCATGGCGCTGCGGGAACCATACGGTAATTTGCGGCAATGCCTATTCGCTTATAAAAAAAATGACCCCGGACGCTATTATCACTGATCCGCCATACGGGATTGATTACAGGCCGGATTGGAATAAATGGGACGGTAGTCCAACCGATTTTAAAACTATTGCAGGAGACAAGGAACCGTTTAATCCTGAATTGTTTTTAAACGCAAAAACGGTTTTATTATTCGGCGCTAACTATTTCGCAAATCATTTGCCGATTGGCGGCTGGTTATGCTGGGATAAACGGACAAAAGAGGAGCTTGATTCTATGTTCGGATCTCCTTTTGAACTTGCCTGGTATCGTTCATATAAAACAACAAAACGCGCAATCATGATACGGCTGCTTCATGGCGGGGTAGTAAATGCGGATAGTAAAACCGGCAATAATGATAAGCGATATATAGCAACACAAAAACCAATTGCGTTAATGACGGAAATAATTGAACAATTAACAAGCAAAAATGACGCAATCGTTGACCCTTTCGCCGGTTCCGGGTCAACGCTGTTAGCATGTGAACGGACTGGCAGGACTTGCACGGCAATAGAAATTGTTCCCGAAAACGTGTTAACTATAATAAGCAGATGGGAAGAAGAAACAGGCGGAACATCATGCCAGGCATAACGCGAATAAAGATTCAATCAACCTGGCATGATTGGAGAACTCAACTTGCCGAAGAACATGAGAGCGTAGCAAATTTAATATATCGAAAAATATTTAACCTTGAGGACAAAGACGAAAACATTCAATGCACAAAACAAGAAGCAATGGGCCGATATGATTGGCAAGAGGGGATTGATGTTATCCTGACAACAGTCAATAAAACAAGAATGACATTACAAGAAAAGTTTTTAACGTATAAAAATAGTACGATAACATTTGAGGAAAAGAAAACCAGCGGGGAGCCTGGGGCCTGGTATTACTGTACTGCTCAATATTATTTTGTTGGATATACCAGAAAATACTGGGATTATCGCAATCGAAAATTACAAGGAAACCCTATTGTTGATTTTCAGGATTATATTCTCGTAGACTTGGCGGCGCTGCATAGGGAAGATGAAAACGGAACTATTGAATGGCAGTATAAAGAAAACGAATTTGACGGCAGAAAAGCTGTTTTTAGATTTGTTGATTTCAACGATGTCTCCGCATGTGCAATTATAAACAGAAAGGAGAAAAAAAGATGATAAGAATATTTTTCAAAAAATATCTGTTATACGTGGTTCTTAGATTGTTCGGATTCAATATAGCACAATTCATATATAACAAATTGAGGTTAAAATTTTTATGAATATTTTCCTTGACAACTCCGGGAACTCATGAGACAATAAAAGAGAGGTGTGCATGTCTGACAAATTAACGGAACTACGAAACGAGCTCATCAGCGCCGCCGTTACCTGCTGCGGGAACATCATTAAGAGCATCCCGGCCGCTGACTGGGAGGGGATGCTCAACGACAGCACGCGGGAGCTTGCGAGGCTGTCGGCAGATGAACATCTTGACGGCGTGGATAATGGCGACAAAATCGCTGAACTCCGGCGCCGGGTAACAATGCTGCAAGCGTTTGTGGAAGTCAGGGAGGCGATATCATGAGGGAACTGAAATTCAGGGCGTGGGATAAACAAGAAAAAAAATACTGGCATGATATACAAACTGCTTATGATTGTAATTATCCGGTTGTTTGTTTTGGTCAGTTTATCCAAGAGCCGATGGAAGATGAAAATGGAATTTACACAGAAGAAAGACGCTTTGAAGTTGAGCAATTCACCGGCCTACAGGATAAAAACGGGAAAGAGATTTACGAAAACGATATAACCAATAAAGGTATTGTCAAATGGTTCGATGCTATTCATTACGATGGCGGCGGCGCCGTCCATCCTGGATTTTATCTAACCGATAAAAACGGATTATTATTATCTGAAATTGAATTATCATATCCTGATGGATTTTATAATGATATTGAAGTTCTCGGCAACATCCACGAAAACCCGGAGTTATTAACATGAGTGAAAAAATAAAGGGCTGTACGGTTGTATTTGATTATAATTTTAATCAAGAATACTTTGAAGAAAAAATTAAAAACGCATTGCTCATGATAAAAGGCGTACAAGAAATAAAACCAATCACAACAAAGCCAGATGATTTTATTATTGAAGCGCGTATTAAAAACGAAATACGATCAAAGGTAATGGAGTTATTAAAATGCAGTTAGGCCAACTTCGCTATGAACATCGTCCGTTGCCTGAGCTCGCGCTTATCTTCCGCGCGATGCACGGAGATGACGATGCGCAGGGCAAGGTTACGATTGGGGAAGCCGAAGCGTATAGAACCGCCGGCACGTTCGATGAGTTTCTTGAAATCAACCGGCTGCCGCGGTATGAGGAGGAGATACGATGAGAGTAATCAATCACCCGGTCAAAGACTGGTACGGGAAGAAGCGTGACCGAGCGTGAATCCTTTAACTGCGACGAACAGAAACGGCGCATTATCGCGGCGCGCGTATGCTGCGAGGTCTGCGGCGAGCCTGGTACGCAGTTGGCCCACCGTATCCCGCAATCAAAAGACAACCTGAACAGATATGGTAAAGCGATTATCCACCATGAGAAAAACCTTGCCCTTGTGTGCGGCTTGGCATGTAACGCGGCGGTGAATATAGACCACGACCCGCTTGCCAAATGGCGGTTAGTCAGGGAGATACGGGAGACATTAGAGCCGGTACAAGGGAGGCTGTTGTGACCCTTGCCATCATTCTCGCGGTTCTTGGGGCCGCTTCGATTGCGATAACGATAAAGGAGGAATAAAATGACACGATTAAAGGCCGATGAATTAGTGGCTCTTACGTGGATTTGGCTCGCCGCGAATCCGGGGATTGGTAAACCGGACCTGCCGGAAGAAATCACGGATAAGATAATATCATTCCCCTACAGGTGCCCGTGGTGCGCTCTGTATGAAAAGCACGACTGCGTCGGTTGCCCGATGAACTCCGCGTATGGGTCATGTTTTATGGGCGATCCAAAGCATCCGGTTACTGTGCATGAAAGGTTAACACAAAGCGGAAGGCCAATAGATGTCAAAAACAAACCAAGGGCGCAAGAGGCCGCGTTAAAGGTCGTTTCCGTGGCGTTAGACGATATGCATAAGTTGAGGATGGCGAAATGAAACGCTTTACTGAAAAACAATGGGCAATCGGGCCGTTTAAACCGGAGGGATACGATGAGTGATCTCGAAAAACAAGAAGCGAAATAAATTATGCCGTTAAGATTGGCAAACCTATCACGTACCTTGATCCCTTACCGGAGTCCCCGAATGAAGGGTAAAAAATATAACTCGTTGGGGGAGTTTGCTCTTTTCGGTAGACCTGACGAAGAACTCAATTTACATACGATGGTTGCTATAAGAAAGGAAAACCAAATTGATTTAGCAATGGAATCGGAGGATAAAATGACCGACGAAAAAGACACACAATGCCGGCAATGGTTGAGATACCGAAGTGAAATACAATTTTTGCTCATATCGTTTCCGAATAAAGCGGTTAAAGAATATTTTAGTGCGGCGACAATAGAAGAAGTTATGAATAAACCGCCGTTCGAGGGGATAGAAGATGACTGACGAAAAAGCGATACAAGAGGCGCTGGAGTGGACAACAGGATTATACGTGTCCAAGGCCGAATTGCTCCGCGCTTTGCAAACAGCGGCCGCAATGCCATTCGGCACCAAACTATCCGATGATATTAAAGCTATCGCTGTTGCCTACCGGGAAGCACGGGAGGAAAACGAAAGCCTACAAGCGCTCTTTCGTCTACAGCATACACGAATCATCGAGGCGGAAAAATTATGGCGTGCGGCTCATCCGGGAAATGACAACGTGTTGCCTGACCTGGGGGATTTATTAAAGTGGTTTATTGGGGGAAACGCCCATCACGAGGCCCTCCGCAAAGAGGACCGGGCGATGTTTACCAAGGAAAACAACGCCCTGCGGGAATACATAGCCAGGCTTGAGCATGAAATCGAGACCTGGAAAAACCTTGCCAACGACGACGGGGAGGATATATGAAAACGCAACGGGAATTATTAAACGAACTTATGGATTTGGTTGCCGCGAATCTAAGCTTACCAATCCGCGTGTGTGCATCATCCGACGAACTGCTCCCTGATTACGGATGGACGGCCATGGAGATTTCGCGGGTTGAAATCAGTCCGTGGTATGAAACCGAAGATATAATATTGACGGACAGAGAGGAAATACATGCCGACATCGATAATAATATAGCGGACGATTATCAAGATAAAAGCGACGAGGAATACGAAAAAATAGTCCAGCAAATCTACAACCGGGAAGTAAAGCGCGTCATATGCGTTTATACAACTCCGGCGGGGTCGATAAAATGACCTTCCGCGACTGGTTGAAAGACAACTGGCTTAAATTATTGACGGCGATACTTTTAATCGGCTGCCTTATCATGTTCGCTCTTATTGTCAAAGAATTGCGGCAAAAAGAATATCCGGCGGAAATGCCGTCAATTATCAATCTCAATGCGTACAATTTAACCGCGGTTGACGGCAGGCCGCAGGTTGAATATGTTGTGGGCTTTGCAACCCCGGATAATATCGTTATTGAGGCATCGTTTAAAATCACGAATCAATTTGACAAATAGGGGAACCTGTTTTATAATCATCATTGAGGTGTGACATCGACCGACTGTTTGACCGCGCGAAAAGTATCGGATTATCTCATGTGAGGGAATGGCTGCCTGATGGACGGCAAGAGGGGGCTGAATGGGTAGCGAGAAATCCGACGCGACACGATGAGCACTTAGGCAGCTTCCGTATAAATTGCGATACAGGCGCATGGTGCGACTTCGCGAATCCTGACGCGCGCGGCAATGATGTTGTAAGTTTGTACGCTTATCTTAATTATGACGCCTGTTCGCTCGCCGCATCGGGGAAAAATTATAAAAACATAAACGGCGGGATTCAAGCCGAGGCCGCCCGCGCTATTTTGCTCGCGCACGACATGAGTTATTTTCCTGATGATAAAGACAGTTTCCAGCCGTCGAACCATGACGCAAAAAAAGATTACTGGGATGGATTCCGGATATTATCAAACGGCACGGAAATTCCACCTCCGCTTGATGTATCGTGGTTCGAGGATAAATGGGGCAAGTGCGAAAATAAATGGTATTTCGTAAGCAAGAAAAAAACCGTTATGGCCGTCGCGCGGTTTCGTCCCGAGCAAGGCGGAAAGAAAAAAGACGATAGGCCGTTTACACTATGGACTGACGGACGCGAGACGAAGTGGCGAGCGAAAAAATTAGATAGCAATTATCCTCTATACAATGTCGACGAATTATCTGAGCGTCCGAATGACCCGGTGGTATTATGCGAGGGACAAAAAAAGCCCTCGATGCTTACGCCTATTATCGGCGATGAATATGTCTGCGTCGGCTGGTACGGCGGAGCTGGGAACAGTCATCTGACGGACTGGGAACCGCTGCGAGGTCGCGAGGTCTGGTTCCCGTTTGACGCTGATACGCCCGGGCGCGCGGCGCTTAAAAAAATATTAGAGATTGCCGCGGCTCATGAGTTTGTCATGCATCCGGTATATCCGCCGTTAAAAGTAAAAAAAGGTTGGAACCTGGATGACGCGATTGACGACGGCTGGACGAAAGATGAAATTTTATATTTTTTAAAAACCGAACCGGATAAGCCAAAAGACGAAAACGATTTATACTTGGACGACGCGAACGCGACGCAGTTTCGCATACTCGGCTATACCGGCGACAATATCGCGTTTTATCCATACGGTTCAAAACACGTGACAAAATTCAAGGCGTCGGCGATTAACAAGGGCGCATTATTAACGCTCATGGACCGTGATGATTGGGGACGATATTACAAACGGGATGACGGCGGCTGCGCGTGGGACGCAGCAATAAATAACGTCTTGCGCCGTGCCGAGGCATTGCCTATTTTTAATCAATCGCTTATCAGGCGCGCGGGCGCGTGGATTGACGATGGAAAAGTTGTTGTAAATACCGGCGAATATTTGTTGATAGACGGCAAACGAAAAGAGCTATACGACAATGACAGCAAGTACGTATATGAGCGCGCTCAATTTATGCCGTATGGAACTGAGGCGCCGCTGTCGTGCGAAGAGGCGCAAAAAATACTTGATATCAATAACGCGGTGTTATGGGAAGATCCAGTATACGGATTATTATTATCAGGTTGGTTGCTCCTCGCGCCGTATGGCGGGATATTGCGCTGGCGACCGTATGTGTGGATTGACGGCATGAGCGGCGCGGGGAAATCATGGATATTGGAAAATATATCCCGGCCATTAGTGACAACGCTATTCGGTATCCGAGGCCGCGGAACATCCTCCCCGGCTGGTATCAGACAAGCGGGAGAAAATAGTACGAAGCCGTTTGACATGGATGAAATGGATGGGCGCA